TTACGCATCTTCACTTTCACCTTTTAAGGAAGGAGCGCCTTCCAGCGCTCTCATAATACGGGAGATATCATCGGCATAATTAGCTACACGCCATTCATTTAGCATATGTTCGATGACAGGATATTCTTTTTCAAACCTTTTAAATGCAGCGTCAGCCTCAGCTGTAGCAGCATCTGTGAGTTTATTGTAAATCAGATTACATAAAGCTAAATCTTCTCGAATTTGAGTTGGGCCATCTTGAGCCGATGCAATCGTAGTATTTCTCAAGTTTCTTCCAATTTCATTAATGCGAGATACTTTAGTTCCGTTATCTTTACCAGTGATGAACTTCAACATCCATTTCAATTTAGGCGTATTGATGATGTTGCTTACAACACGACGATTAAAGAAGGACATTGGAAGATACTCATCTGGGTCCATATCATCAATAATCTTGATGTACTCATCTACGATGAATCGGTCTAAAGACTCAAGATTATCATTGAGTTTCGCGGCCTTAGCTGAATTCGGACGAATTACATAGAATTCTGTAATGCCAAATTCTTTTGCCATATTTCGAATAGTTTCAATATCTACACCAGACCACCACAGTTCGTCAGGGAAAGTACGAATTTCATCACGAGACCTGAAAATAGCATAACCTTCAAGTTCTGCAATATCGTCTTTGTTCATGAACAAGTCTTCAGAAGTCCACCAACCACCTTTAGCATCGTACTTATGCAGTTGCCCGTTTGGAGACTTCGGACGAGGGCCCGCAGATTCTTTACCATCAGAGTAATACTCTTTCTCAAACTTACGATATTCGTCCATTTCAGAAGCTTTAAGAATAACAACTTCATCTTGGTCAAACAGTTTGATAATTTCATCTTTAATTTCAAGATGTTTAGGGTCTTCAGGGTCAATCATGATAAAACGCTGATATCGGTGGAAGTCTTTCAAATACATTCCACGGAACATCGCCGCACGCCGAGAAGGCTTGTCATCAATCATGATATGAACTTTATTCTGCTGAACATTGAGCAGATTTGAAACTGATGTACGCTTTCTCGTTGACCAAGAACTCGTAAGACGCATACGCTCAGCATCCAGGTTCACAAGATAAGTGTAAACCATTGAAGACTCAATTTTCTTCTGAAGTTCATTGATACTATAAGTTTCAACCCATTCGCCATAAGTCTTATCACCAAACATAATGTTCTGGCGATTCAGAATAGCACGTTGGTTTGAATCAAATTGAGACAGCTGACGAACTAGCTCACGCTTATTCTCAATAGACTGAAGATGTGCAATATCAGCTTCAAGAGTAGCTTTTTCTAAGCTATTCACTCGTTTCTTGATGTTTTCAATAGTAACATCATCTAATGAAAGCTCTTCACGAGATGGAGTGATATCCAATTCACCTAGAGGGAAATTGATGTAAACGCATCCATAACGATTTAAAAGCCAAGAACACTCAAGACCATCAAATTTGTCGATAGGATAAACAATTTTGCCATAAACTGCATACAGACCCTTAGCATCTTTACCAAATCCGTTGGGAGAATGGAACCATTCTACATCTTGTGGGAAAGAGTCAATATGAATGTTTGCGCCAGTAATAATTGGTTTAACTGGCATCGGACGCATTACATAAGCAATTTCATGCGCAAATTTTTCAACGTCTTCAAGACGAACAGGAACAGTAATTTCAATACCAGTCTGCTCGCCTTCTTTCATTGGCTCAACGAACAGAGGACGAATATCAGGTTCGCCATTGTTCATCACAGCCATGTAACCGCGAGCTTCACCTTCGTAATAAGAAACGATGGTGAAAGACTTGGTGTAGCTGAATGGAGATTTTGAACCAAGACCAAGAGCACCAATGAAGTCGTTACTTTCAGCTTTTGTTGAAGCAAAGTAGCTGTTGTACAAACCAGGCTCTTCGTCATTACCACGAATCTGGAAGTCACTCATACCCGGACCGAAGTCACGAATAATGAAACGTGGGTCTAACTTATTCGGGCATTTGATTTCGCATGGAACATCTTGCTTTCCATTCAGAATGTGAGCATCAAGCCAGTTGGTTGTAAGCTCACGAACAACAGCACGAATTTTGTTCTTATAGAGCTTATCAGACAAAATCATAAAGGCCTTGGGAGAAGCCTGAATGGTGAATTTAGTTTTCTTACCAGCAGAACCTAAAACTTCTTCATTATCAGCAATTAATTTCATATATCTCAGTCACAGTGTCGTTTTATTAGGTTGGCTACATCCAGAAGTTCTTCCGCAGTAGCCGTATCGGTGATAAAAATTTTATTACGAATTTCTTTAAAGCGCTCTTTGAATTCTTCAGCTTCTCCAATGTCAAAGAATCGTTGAATGATGCGATACTCTTTGTAGACAGCATCGTCGAACAGTTCAGCTGAAGGTTTGAGATTTAACATTTGATAGTTCCTATTGAGTTAAGTATTTTCGCCATTTGTTTTATTGTATACTTTTCTCGGCGATTGTAAACCACCTTCAAAGCGAACGTACGAAGGTTCATAGGAATGGTCTGGCGAGTTTCAATACAGTTGACAATATAATCTATTGCCTGTTTGAATTTAATGTGATAGGGGTCATCTGGTGAACCCCCATGCTCAGTTAGATGTCGTTCTCCGTTCCGTTTGATACATTCTGCTACGTTTTCAAGATTTACTAAAGTGCCATCTTCTAGAATCACTGCTCACCTCATAAAAATGGGACTCCCGAAGGAGTCCCTAATCATTACCACGAAGCACGAGAAACAATGCCTGTGACTTTAGTATAAGAGCCGTTGGTATGTCTTACACGGATAGTGACAGTATCACCTGGGAGCGGCAGAGCATCTCCCCACATGTAGCCGTAACTTCCATCTACTAATGTTACCCAAATCTGTGACATAATAGCTCCTTATTGTATCGGGCAAGACGCCCGATATATTTATTCGCTCATCCAGACCTTGCGTGGAGCAGCATCGTCACCCATAACCATTTCGAAGAGTTCTTTCCAGTTTTCTGGAAGAGAAACTACATCATAATGGGGTTGCTGAATTACTCGTTCATATTCATCTTCTTCAAGAGAACCTAGTCCTTTGATATAACGAAGTTTCCAACCAACGAGTTCATTCTTTTCAGCTTCGTATTCGGCGGCGGTGTAATACCACTTTTGTTGTTCGCCTTTACTCATAATGATAACAGGAGTTTTGACGAAGCGAATTCTACCTTCTTCAAAAAGACGAGGCCAATTACTGAAGAACGCCAGAAGACTTGGATAAATTGAACCTGTTCCGTCAACATCCGCATCGGTCATGATAGCAATGTTTTTGTAGTTCAGATTTTCATAATCTTCACCAATAGTCAATCCAGTAATTGCGCAGATATCGAAGACTTCTTTGTTCTTCATTGCCTCTGCTGCAGTCATTCCCCATGTGTTCAAGAACTTACCACGCAATGGATAACCACCATGAAGTTTACGGTCACGAGTAGTCAGAAGATAGCCGATTGCAGAATCACCTTCCGTTAAGAACAAGGTGGTTTCTTCTTTATCATTACCATAAAGTTCTGGCTTAATATGCTTAGCAACCTTAGCTTTTGAAGCGGCTTTTGCAGCTTTAGTTTCAGCAGCTTTCTCAGCAGCCAATTTACGAGCTAGCATAGCTTCAATAATCGGCATATGAATTGCTTCAGACTTCATAACTTGTTGAGCAAGTTTTTTGTAGTCTAAATCTAAATGAGCTTTAACTTCACCCCAAGGAGATGTAAGACGTTCTTTAGTCTGAGAATCAAAACGCATGTTGCTCATATCGCGAACAAACATCACAAAAGTAAAACACTCTTTGATACGAGCTTTGTTTACTTCCAGTTTGTACTTACGTTTGAGCATCGGGATAAGTTCATTTGACAGTTCGTCGACAACCAGGTCCACGTGAGAACCACCCTTGGAAGTATGGATGTTGTTCACGTAAGTCAGTTGACGGAAGCCATCATCAGAACGACCAATTGCAATTGAACACTTTTCAGAATCTGCAATTACTGCTTCTTCATCAAACTGTTTAGCGAATTTCTTAAATCCGCCGTTGACTTTTTTGCCTTGGAATTTGAATTCAATATCTGGGAAAACTACTGCCAGAGTTTGAAGACGGTCAAATACAATTGACTCGTCAGCTTCAGTTAACCCTGAACTTTCGAAGTGGCTGAAGTCAGGAATGAACGATACTCGAGTTCCGGTCTTGGTTTGAATGAACTCTTTTTCCTTTGCTGGCTTACTATCCCAAGAGATATTCTCAGCCCCATTAGAGCATCGAACGATGATTTCGTTTTGTCCGTCACAAGTAGCTCCTGCAAAAGTTACAGAGAAAATATTAGTCAGTGCAGAACCGACACCGTTCATACCACCAGTTTTACGTTCTGCGTCATCACCAAAGTTACCACCTGCTCGTGGACGAGTCCAAGCAGCTACTGGTCCAGGAATTTCATCACCTTCTGGAGTGACTACTGGAGCTTGTGGAAGACCGCGTCCGTTATCAGTTACAATAACTTTATTGCCTTTAAGCTCAACAGAAATTTTATTTGCGAATTTGAAGTTTGTACGAATTGCTTCATCGACTGAGTTATCAATGATTTCGTCAATCAGCTTAATAATACCAGGAACGTAAGTTACTGCTTGAAATTTACCAAACAGAAAACGTTCATGGGCTTCCATAGCTGAAGAGCCGATATACATTCCACTACGTTTAATGATATGCTCTCGGTCTGACAGAATTTTAATTTCGTTCTTAATCATCATTTGTCCTCGTTTAGGTGAACATTCTAACATTCAATTCTTAAAGCATTACATCCGAGAGATTTTTTCTTCAAGTTCAGCTTTATATTGCAACAAATGGGTTTTAGCTTCTTCACCGAAAATAGGATTATAGCTTGGATGGTATGCAGCCCACGGCCCGGAACCATAAACCTTTTTATAGAACTTATGACGGACTTCGCGGGAATTCGTATATGCGTACATATCAACACCATAATATGCTTCGCACTCATAGCTTCCGTCTTCATTTTGCTGAACATGCTCATGACGAATCTCGTAGTATTTTTCAAGCCAAATATAGCTTCCATCGACTATACGAGTAGGCCAAAAAGCAAACTTCCAGCGACCAAGTGCACTGTTCACAATTTTGAGTTGCTTGAGCAAATTTTTATGCTCTACAGTTAAACCGAATCTCATACTGTTCTCCTCTTTGTAGAGCTATTGTATCATAATTTGTAGATAAAGTAAACAACAAAGGGCCCGAAGGCCCTTTCATTATACTTTATCTTGCAGAACGTTAGTGAACTGCGAACCACGCCAGAAGTAACCTTGGTCATTCGGGTGAACATTATCGGAAGAAGTGTACAGATTTGAATTCTCTGCAGTAACCCAACCTTTAACATCTATGAATTCTAACTCTAATTCAGTGGTAAGTTCAATCAGTGCGTCACGAACCGCTGCGATTTGGTCAGTCATTCCAAGAGGAGTTGCTGGGCCAAATACAATAATTTTAGCTTGTGGTTGATATTGCTTAATTAAATCAATAGACTCTCTGAAGTTAGTTTTAAGCAAATCAATTCTTCCGGCTGGAGCATCATTATAACCTAAAGCTAAAGTGATGATATCCGGAGTGAAACTCAGAGTTGCAAGCTTAGCTGTGATACGAGCTTGAGGCTGAGTAGAAGTAGTTGAAGTCCAACCAGAACCACCGATGCCATCAGCTAATCCAACTAAACCAAGCTTATCACAATAGAAACGGAAGTCGTTAAATGATGCTTGAGTTGCCATTGTACCGAAGGTGTAAGAGTCACCAAGCTGCCAAATCATCTTAGCAGGACGAGTAATTGCGGTGATAGTTTTTCCAGTATCAACATAAATTCCGCCAAAGGCAGTATTTACACCAACCAGAGAATATTCACGCATTTGCTCAACCCCATTCCAATCGATGCTATAGATGTAAACTGCACCAGAAGAATCAGTAGTGACTGAAGTAGCAGAAATACGTTGTCCATCTACATAAAGGTCATACTTAGAGTTGTTGGCGGCGAGTTTGAAATCAATCTTGCTTGAATCAGTTTTGAAATTAACTCGGCATTGAGTTCCGTTGCCAGTACCATTTCCTCTGAAGCCTGTAACCGCGTCTTTGATATCAGAACCCCAATAAGTTATTTTGGAATCTGTGCGAGAAATTGTTACACCAGCATAAATTGTTGAAGCTACGCCTGCGTTAGTTGTTACTGTGAATTTAGCACCTGTACCAGTTCCGCCTGTTGCTGAAATTTCACCGGCAGGGGCAGTTGCGTACACACCAGGTTTGCGAATTTGAGCTGTTGTAATTTCACCATTACTACCAACAGCAGTTACTCGAATCTGTCCAGGAACATCTCCTTCTGCTCCGGGGATATCAACAATATCTCCGAACACATACCCAGTACCACCAGAAACTATAGTAGCAGTTCCAGATAATCCAACACCTTTAAGCAATTTTTGAGTAGGCGGATTTGACATCACATCAACAGGTTGAAGCATTGGTCCCAGCGGTGGCTGAGGGTCTGGACCATCTACAGTATATTCGCTTAATGTGTATTGATAGCCATTTTTAGATTCAATGAAATTAACTTCACCGTAATCTACATAAGCTTGTTTGAGAGTATCAATTTGAAGTGCATATTGAGGGTCAGCGTATTCACGCCAGTCTTTACCTTCTTCCTTGGCTTTAATAAGGATGTTATGAATCCACCAAGGAAGGTAAAGAAAACTTGTATTACGCCACGGAATAGGATGTACCGTGGTCCAAATATCTATAGCCATAATGTTCTCCTTATAGTCTATAGATATTTATTTTATTCAAACCTGATAGTAGAGTTCTTAAAGAACATACCAGAGCAAACAGCACCCTTGACAGGAATACCTGTAGGACCTTTAGCAGTGAAACCTGTAGAGAAAGCATCTTTATCACAACTCAGCCATGCGTAACCTGTGAATTCAATTTCGCTAAATCCATTAGCTTTAAGAATACGCTCTGCGCCTGTTTCATCTGTGCAACTAGACAGAATACCAATAGATAGAATAGCTGCAATCAAACCCATTACAAACACTTTCATTTCTTGGTTACCTTAATAATTTTGCCGCTATGAAGTTTAATAACCCGGCTTTCGCCGGATTTCATGAATTTAATGCGTGGACGCATACCCATTAATAATCACCACTTTTAAGACCATCATAATGAACTGCTGGAGCTGAAACTACTCGTTTCATTTCGCCTTCGCAATTCAAGAATTTACATGGTTGCGAATTATCACGCTCAGAAATTTTAACGTTCTTTTCTGATTTTTCGCCGCAAGCTTCACACTGATAATCATACAATGGCATTGACGGCCTCCGACCACTTTTTAGTTTTAAGATGAAGTTGACGATTTAACTCTTCTGTAACTGCCAGAGCAACTTCTTCATGAGAAGCTCCATGCATATTTTCGCGCATGTGGAGCCAAAGAGCATCGATTACGCAATTAATTACATCAGCGCATTCACCCGCAAAGATTTCTTTCTGACGGTGCGGACGATTAATCCAGTCGCACATTTCACCAGTTTCAGAAGAAAGCTGTAGCATAACAGATGTAATGTTGCGCCATGGTTTACGTTCGGTATAATTAGCCGAAACACGAAGTACTGGAGTAATATCTAATACTTGCATTATTTCTTCCATTTCATGGTTTTAAGAATTTCAATAGCTTTCTTGCGTTCAGATTCGCTTTCGATTTTGAACACCATCACGCCTTCAACTTCTGCGTTCCACTCTTCAGCTTCAGAAATATTTTCAATCTCATCTTCAAGAGTCATTTCTTCATCTTCGAAAAAGTGTTCGTTAATAAACCCTGGATGAACCACGTCAAAATATTTAAGTTCAGATTTAACTAAAGCGAAATTAAGCACTTGAAGAGTTCCAAGTCTATCAGTGAATGAAATTTTCTTAGTGCGAGAATAACCGCAATCGTAATCAACAGCTTCTACTTTAAAAGGATTAGTTCCTACACTTAAAGCCCAGCGCTTATTGATTGGGCTAAGAGCAATAAAAGAATGCAAATCTTTGCAACGATATACTGTTCCTGGAACCCATTCCGAATTTTTTTCAACGACATCGAAATAATCAGATTCTTTAGCGTAAAGATAAAAGAAACTGGGTGAACGAGTGCCATCAGCCATTACAACTTCGCAGACGTCTTTTTCATCCATAGCCGCAACTGTAAAAGTGCCGCCATGGATTTCAATAAAATGACAAATATCTTCGTTTTGTGGCTCTAAATGGACAAATGCTGCAACAAGATTTGGGTTCAACCGATAAGTTAAACCAAGTTTATATTCTGAAGCCATTAATAAGTTTCCTTCCAGTAATCTGTGCCATCTTCAGAGATATGACGGAAAATACCATACAGAGGCATTTCGTCTTTTACATCACCAAAGACGTAAACGATTTGAGTATGGCTCAAATGATCAGTGTGTTCTTTCTGTACGACAACCAAGTCTGGATTATACAGAGTATCTTCAAATTCGTCACGGTTTGAAGCAGTAGTGATAGGTTGGTTTTTCATGATTTTCTCCTCATTTGTTTTGATAGGGCTATAGTATCATAGCCCTCTGGAAAAGTAAACGGTTTATGCACGGCCTGGACGGTTGCCATAACTCATCACGTAACCAATATCATCTACTGGAACTACAGCGTATTCACCCATAAACACTACGTTGGCTACAATTTGGTCAGTATCTTCATCACGATAGACCAGAGATACCCAAGCACCCATACCATTGATTTTCTTACCGCTGGAATTTTCCAGCGCGTTATGCAAATCTACTGAAACTGGTTTACCTTCAAACTTAGACTTTGCTGTAACAAGCGCAGTGTCAATAGGCTCATTGACTTCAACGAAACGATACTTAGCAGAAATCTTAAAACCGCTTGAACCAAGAGTAGGACCTGCAACATTAATGATGTACTGACCGCGGGCTACGTTGTCAGAGACAATCCAACCGACCAGACCTTTGTTCTGGCCGCCAATAACTTTTACACTTTTACCAATCATTTTACTAGCCATCTTATCACCTTTCATTTAAGAGAATTCAATTCTAACACATTAAGTTAAAGCAGATTAACCGCGGCCTTTTGGTAAAGACAGAGGGTCAATTTCATCACCTTCCGGTGCATCTTCTAAACCAAGAGCATAACGTTGGGCGTATTTTAACATCAAAATATCTTTAGCACAATCGTGAATAGAGTCATGTGCAATGAAACCATCCAGGACACCCTTACGAAGAGGAGTTGTTGTCAAGTCACGAGTTAAAAGCAGAGATTCAATCGCTGTACGAATATCTCGTTGATTCCAGAACTTGCAAGGCTCTAAGCCGAAAGTATCGATATCTTTTTCAGCAATACCTTTACGAGCTTCACCTTCACGGAGAATATCCACAAGAATTGGGAAGTCGAAAGATTGACCACGACACCAACCGAAAGATTTCCATGGGTCAACACCATTGTCTTTCAGGAATTGAAGCAGCTTGTGCAGGCCTTCGACATGGTCAATATCTTCATCAGATGGAAGCAAGTTTTTACGAGCTTCTTCGGACTGGGATTTCCACCACTTCATGGTAGAAGCACCAAACAGACGAACACCTTGTTGTGCTTTAAGATTGAACTTCAGCTTCATACCACGTTGAACGAGTTCATCAAACGTTTCAACTACTTCCGGGTTCGGGTCAAATACAACAGCAGCCACATCAATAACAGCAGAGCGAGAGACGTTACCGAACGTCTCCCAGTCAATAATAAAGTCTTTAATCATGTCATTTCCTTAAATTCACGGATATTACCTGCAACAAATTCAGACAGAGTAATTTTTGGATAATATCCAGTATACCACGAAATAGCTTTAGCATCTCGGATAATGTCATTTAATTCTAACACAATCTGACTGCCTTTGATGTTAATTCCACGCTCTGTTGTAGTAGATGGATTTGACACCATGCTATCTTTGACGCCGGCTACAATAGCCTCGGCGTCTTCAACGGTAATTGTGTACATAAGCCTCACACATAATAAACATTTTTACGAGCACGAGTTGTGCCGACATAAAGCAACTGTTGAGCTAATTCAGCGTCTGCCATATGAATACATGGAGTGTAAACATAGCAGTTATCAACAGAAACACCCTGTGCTTTGTGGAAGGTTGAGCATGGAAGTGCTTTCACCTTATGATAACGACGTTTAGCAGCCCAGAAATCTTTCCAAGGTGCTTTACCACCTTTGTTCCAATTTTTGTAAGTGTCAGCTGCTTTAGCCAAGAAGAACTGGAATTTGTTCTGTTCCTGTTCATCGGCAATTACTCTGATAGTCTCTCTGTAGTAATCGTCTTCATCGCCGTAAGTTTCAAGTTCTAAATCCCAATGACGAACCATGTATTCGCCTGGAACTCCTTTCGCCCCAATGAAATCTGAGGACTCTTTACACGAAAGAATACGAACATATTGACCGTTGTTGAAGATGACCTCAGAGAACTTCTTACCGTCATATTCCAACTCTTTGATGAGTGGTTCCTGCATCACTACTACTTCACCGACGATAAATGGCTCTTCCGTCTGGAAAATCCGTCGACGAATAATAGAGTTCAATTTATCAACGGATTTGTTGGTGAATGCTAGCATTCGGTTCTCAAACATATCTTCCATGGTTTTGACATTTTCAAAGTATGTCATCATGAAATCGCGTAGCGCAGTTTGAGAAGTAAAGCCATGAACACCTTCACCATCTACGAGATGCTCATAAATCCACTCACCATTACGAATGTCAGTAGCAACTTTTATGATTGGAGCATTACTTCGCATTACCTCAGTAAGATAAAGCTGCTCAAAATCTTTGTGAGTGAAGAACGGAGATAGAGCCGGAACAGTGCTTCCTGGTTCTACTGGACGAATCTGAGATTTATCACCGATAGCGATAATCAGACACCAGCTTGGAACACTGGCCATAATAATTTGGAAAAGCTTACGGTCATACATTGAAGCTTCATCACAAATTAGAACTCGGCATTTAGCCATGTCCGGAACTTCACTTTGTTCGAAGAGCATGTTTTCTTCGTAAGTAGTCGGGTTAATCTTCAGAATGCTATGAATAGTGTTAGCAGCCATACCCGCAAGCTTACTAAGTACTCGTTTAGCTCCGTGAGTAGGAGCAGCCAGCATTACACCCGATACTCCAGTTGAAATCAAATAATTGATGATGAACTTTGTCATCGTGGTCTTACCCGTGCCGGCAGGACCATTAATAGTGATGTGACTACCACGTCCAGATTTAATACGTTCAACTACACGATTGAACGTAGCCTTCTGGCCTTCGTTGAGCATATCAAATGTAATATTCAAAAACTTCTCCTACGCGACTTTAACCTTTTTAACTTGCAATGTGTTAATCATTTGTTGCACATTTCGTCGCTCTTGTTCATTGAGCGGTATATGTTCAATAATATCACGTTTGAAGAAAAGCCATTTTGTTACTTTAGTCTCTACTTGGCGACCATTTTCCAACAGATGCTGGAGTTTTCCAAGCTGAGTCCCCATATATTTCTCAGCTGAAATTTTATTTGTAAAGATAAAGCAAAGACCAACAGGATTTCCATCCCATGCTTCGTAGAATGGAATCTCAAATCCATCTTTATCTTTTGTAATCAGCGCGTAGCCATAGTGCATCACATTTTACCTCGAATAAGTTGAAACATTGAAGCAGATAATGGGAGACCTTTATTCAGCTTAGCTTTATCTATAAAAGATAAGTTCTGGAAGCGAGTTAATCCCTTAATTACTATATCATAATTATGGACAGAATTTTCTGCTTTTGTAGCCCTTTTACTTGTGGTTGCAGCTTTTGAAGCCAGCTTGTCAGTGTTCCCAGAAACTTTACGAAGACGCTTAAGTTCAGCTTTACCGCCAGTGATACGAGCCTGTAAAGACTTTTTCACTTCCGCCGTGACACCCTTTTGCTTCATATGCTGTTCACGTTTAGCGATATTGTTCAGAATAGCCAAGTACTGCTTGTGGTACTTTTTGGCGATACCCGCCAGCGGGTCTTCAGATTCTGGTTCTTGTTGGTCGACAATGACGTGACCACCCGCATCTGCAGCACGAACAATACGAGAAGCTAACTCATCTCGTTTCTCAATCAGCTCCTCTAAGGAGAAGTTTCCACGAGCAGAGTTGTACTTCTTCTTAACTGGAATGACATTACCCGGCACATATCCTTTGTCGTTGTCAAAACGCTCAAGAGTCATCATGTCATCGTTGACACCTTCACAGAATGGCTCACCTGAGTAAGCGCACACTTTCTGTTGAGCGATGTTAGCAAGATATGCCATAGTCAATCCAAAATCTTTTTGGCGGCGTGTTGCTGAAGCGTAAGTATTAACTAAACGAGTTGCAACGACAATTTCTAATGGCTTGGCCATATGATATCCTTATATGCTTTTGCGAAAGTAGCGGTATAATGGTTTCAAGGAGTATTCTATAACATCTGATTCCGGTTGTAAACGGTCAGAATGAAATAAGTTCTACATCATAGATTGTATGCATTCCACCTGGATTGAAATCCACATCCTCAATGCTAATTACTCGGAACTTCGTTCCGATTGGCATCATCCATTCCTGTTCATCCTGGACCATGTTAATTTTATTCTTACGGTCAATTTTTGCTAAAGGGTCGTAAGGTGCTGCGCTGAACTCACAATTTGGAGCTGCGGCTAAAATCTTTAGCATATCTTCCTGATAGTTATAAGCTATCGTAGGGTTAGACCAGCGAATGACGGTCTTGGTCCCATAGCATCCAAAGCTAGCAAAACTTCTTGCTGTGTTAAAGTCGGTTGAAAAGCTTACAACTCTTTCAGATGTAAAAACCTCTCCAACTTCGACGTTTTGAAGAACATTGAGCATTCGTCTGTTGACACCACGATAAAGCATTTCAGGAGTAGCAGTTGTCATACGACGGCGGATAACTTTATCCAACCCACGATTAACCCAGTCTTCCACTTTATCGTTCAAACACTTCCATAGAACTGCTTGTTCTTCATCAGTGAACATCGAGTTAACTTCAGACTCGAGCATTTTACGCTCAACTTCCTCTGAGCCTTCCCAATACTCATAGATTCCACCAGAAGGAACTGGTATTGATGGTGTGATTTCTACTTCAATGACAGGACTTTGAAATGATGCCATGATAACCTCCGTTTGTTTTACGGAAGCTATCATAACACAGAAGAGAAGGGATGTAAACGGTTATTTTGCCCAGGGAGCCCAAGGCGGAGGGTCTGCCCACAGTGAAGACAGTTCTTCACATAAAGGTTTTGTGTAATCTACCCCATGCTTTTTGAAGATTAGTTCTAGCTCAGTAGCAATACTCTGGTCCACTTTTGGACCAGATTTCATATCAACCTCGACATATCCTTCAGGAATGTCTTCTTCAAACATATCGAAAATGTTACTCAACGCGGAAGTGCCTCCGTTTTAGGAACACCCAATAGATGCCAAATACCTCTACGAAAAAGAATCATATCAAATTGGTCTGTGATTAACCAATTATTCACATGAGTAATTCCGTATCCATCGGTGTGCATCATGTTCGGAATTTTCACAACATCGACACTTTTATCACCAAATTTAGGTTCTGGAATAATGTCAATAAGATTAGTTTGTGGAATTTTCCAACCACCAAGCAAGAAACTGTCTTGAGTATCAAATGGAGAGTTTTTGGTTTTAACATAAGTGTTGTATTCTTTGATGATAACATCAACACCTTCAGGCCAACCATTTTTCAATTCACTTGGGTCAACATTATCACGATAACCAGTTCCATATTCTAAAAATGGATTATAGCAGATAGCTACCATAATTTCCCTTTTATGAAGAGGATGCCTTTTATCGGTGAACGATGGAAAATCACGAGAAATAAATTCTAAACCAAATGTAGTAATTTTGTATTGTTTATCAGTCACAGGTGAAGCCTCCACCAGAGTCACAGGATGTATTTGAGGGACTGTCAATATATGATGTTGTATGTATCATTGGACTATCAGAATAAGATGCTCTGGATGAACTAGAGTGATTCTGATTATTAACTGGAGTATGAGTTACGCGTCCAGTATAAGTCTGCCCATTTCGTTGGACTTTCTCTTTCTTCACTATCACTTCTTCCATCATGCCGTCACCCATGTAAATCCATTCACGTTGTTCATTTGCGCCTTCCTCATATGCAACGGCCATATCATTGGCTCCATACATATGTTCTTTGATGCTTTCATCAAGTCGAGCTTCTTCAGCTTTGATTTGAGTATCTGGACGAGGATTACCGAACAACCCTCTCATAAAATTCATAATCATCAATAGCTCCAGTTCAAAAATTGAATGTTAAATACATTTCTTTTGTAAACACCATCAACTTTAACTAAATCATAATACAGAACTTCAATAGCACATTCAAGAGATGTTCCAACTTCTCTGTAAGCATGTAACTTAACATCAACGAAGAAATCAGTATTAGTTTCTCTTTCTATATACTTTAAGCGAACTAAATCACTGATTCCGCCACAATCACCTACTGGTTTACGCCATGGAGTTGTTTTAACATTCATAATATTTTCCTCATTTAGTGAAGTCATTATACACTACTCTATAAAAGCAAAAAAAGGGACTCCCGAAGGAGTCCCTATAACTTATTATTCAGACGGAGGCGTAACAGCAAACAGAGTTTCGTTAGCAGCAATCCACTCGTCACGCTGATTTCGTTCAAACACCGTAGAATACGCTGGTGTTTCAGATGGGAAAACCTGGTAGTGAGCATTAGCAATACGATGAACATCAGAATACAGTTCAAATGCTACAGAAATTTCTTTACCTTTTACTTCGCCAGCAGAAGTCTGATGATCGAAAGTTTTTACGTTTACATAACCGGCCATTGTAATCTCCTTTAATTAGTTACAAGTTTATTTATTCAATAATACTGGCAACTTGTAACTCAAAGTTTTTAGTTCTGATAGTTTCAATAGCTGAATTCATTTCTTCTGTATTTCCGCTACCAGCAATATCAGAAAAACTTTCATGAAGACTAACAAGTTCTTCGCTTCGTTCCATGAACTCTTGTTGAGTTATTTCAAGTTTAAAGAACTCTTTAGGAACTTCAAAGGTGTATTGACCTTTGGCTGCGATAACCCATTTTCCGAAACTGGATTTTATAGCTACATAGTCTTCGGGAGTGTTAAACTTCCAATGAGCTCTGTCAGCATAAGCCGTACTATATTCAGCTGGAGAAGCTGGTCTCCCAGCTTTCTGCCATGCATAATAATCAAATTTCATTAATAACCTCGGTCTTGTCGAGCAAAGTTCTCTGCGTTTTTCAGGTAATACAGTTTGAACACTTCTTCTGCTGTCATGCCAAGAGCCATGATTTTATTCAGGAAGAAGTGCAGCTGGTCAATCAGTTCAAATTTGATTTCGAGCTGGTCTTCTGGAGAAAGGTCTTTAATTTTCTTAGACTGCATTTCTACATGCTGAGCTTTCCAAGGTTTCCAGACAGCAGAAGCAGCTTTTTCACCATTGCTCATACCGCCAAGTGCAGTATACAATTCACGAGTTTCGTCTGCGATATAATCATCTTGAGCACGCAACCAAGCTAGTACTTCACCTGCGGTTTCCAGAGAATCAGGATGACGGTTACTGAATGGTTTATCTTCAGCAAGACGAACTTGAAGAGATTTCTGCATATCGAGCATTACTTGCAGAGGGTCTTGACGATTATCAATTACTGCATTATACGCACCGTTTGCTTGGTCCGCGCCTTCAATTAGATGTGAGCATTCATTAAAGTGAGCCATTGTGTTTTCCTTTTATCAAATCAGAAATAAATTATATCATTAACTTTATTTAGCAACGAATCCAAGGTTTTCAGAAATCTTACGGAATTTTTCCATCTTTTCAAATTTCTTCCAAACTTCTTCTCTGTCTTCTACAAAATCAAAATCAGTGTGTACTCGCAAATTCAGAAGACACCCCATGATGTCATTTAATTCAGCTATTAATCTTTGACGATTAGTTTTGCCTTCATATTCTGAATCAATTCCGAATTGAATAATTTTAGAGCAAAGCATTGCAACTTCAGTACATTCTTCGCCTAACTTAAGAAAAGCATGTTGTTCTTGGTTCATATTTTAGCATACCGAGTAAATCTCATCTTAGCCATTAAGCCTGATTCGATATTGTTGTTGATGTAATCCATGATTTGTTCAGGCGTAGCACCTTCTTTCATAATCATGTCGTTCACGTCTTTTGAAGACCAAGGTGACTTATCCCAAAAGACAACTCTTTCTCCAGCGTCAATAAGCTTCTTCATGCGCTTGACTGTATCTGGATGACGTGGTTCATGGTCCATAATCCAAGCACGATTTCCCTCATAAGGAACCATACTCAACTCAATAGAACCACCAGTAATTGCGATAGCATTGTCGATGAACAAACTATCTAATGGCCCTTCCATAACAAACACAAGTTTATTAGGGTCTACTGTGTCTTGGCCATAAATCTTTGTAGCAAGCTCATGAGCTTTAATTGTCATGTATTTTTGGGGAGCGTCTTTTGAGAGGGCTCTCCCTTGGAAGGATTCAATTTTGCCTTTTTCATTAAAGATTGGAATAACCAAGCGCGGTTCATTTTTCTCATGTGAGTATGTACCTTCGTTTACTGAGTTAACGAGAGCCGGCCATTGAGTAGTAAACCACAGTCGGTTCCATTTATCTTTAGGAATTTTACGTCCAGCGATGTATTTGCATATTGGATGAGCCGGTGAAAGCCTATCTAATCGCTCACAATAATCAAGCTTTTGAATGAACTTCTTTTCAACCGGAGGAAGTTTAACTTCTTTCTTAGGAGCTGAACGAGCTTGACCTTGTTCTTTACGAACTTCAAGAATGTACTCTCGATATAAGTCAGGTTCATTTTCTCGCAGATATTTAGCTAATCCTAAGTGTGCATCACAGTTATAGCAATGGACTACAATTCCGCCAGTTGGTTGTTCATATGCCCATCCACGAGCTTTGAATTGGTCTTTTTGTGAGTCACCGCAAATTGGACAGCGGAAATTCAGTTTAAAACGATGACCGTTTGTTACTTGTTTAAATCTTGGAAGGTGTGAAAATGCGCGGTATGCAAATTCATTGTCGACCCATGACATATTATTCTCCAAAAGAATTGGCCTTATTTCTAAGGCCATTATATCACAGTTTATTGAGATTTACTTTGATGCGCTTACGTTTCTTTGGTAGGGTCTCAGGACCTTTATTGGTGATTGCTCCGGTTGTGGTACCAGAGGCGATATTCTGGACACTTCCACCGGAATCTCCGGCTACCATGTCCTCGAACAAGGGAAGAGCCTCAAATATCTCTTTTTGTTCGGATTCAGTGATATTGTAACGTGAAGCTACTGCAGACCATGCACTCATCATGGATGCTACTCCATTGAGTCCTGGAACAGTTGTTAACATTCTTTTGATTGAACGAACCGATGCGTGGAAAGCTGTATAAGCCGCTTTCTCTTCTGGAGTAGTAGGTCGCTTCAGAACCGTACCCTTTTCATCGATTATCTTGGCTTCATATGCTTTCCATTCAGTAAATGGTTTTTGCATTAGCCGGATAAACTTATACGCATAGACGGCATCAATACTGCTTTTAATAGTTGACATAGTCTCCTCTTCTATTTATCGTTTAACACAAACGAATTTAGCAGAGGTTGAAAAATCACGAGCAGAAGTGCGCCACTCTTCACCAGCTTGGTTACACAGTTCTTCGGCAGTTGGGCCGGTTTGTGTTGGCTTGAATTCAATTTGATTCATAGCAACTCCGCCGTGTTCACTAATAAGAGTCATGATTAAAATGAATGTGTGCATCGTCTTTCCTGCTCTGTTTTAATTGCGACCAATATTAAACCTTTACGATAAGATTCACGAGGGTCTGCCGGAAATCCCCAACGAGTAAGTCCAGTTTCAATTTCACGTTCAAAACGTAAACGAAGCTGAGCCAATTCAGCGTCATGATAATCTACAAGGTCTCTGCCTTCAAAAATCATAAGCCAATCCACTCTAAAACTTCTGGAACGGAAGCATTTTCACAATACAGATTTGTGCCAGCTACTACCAGGTCACTTTCACCCAGATCTTCGATAAGCATCTTCTGGTTCTTATCTGCGCCAGCTTCAAGGTCATGAATCAGCTTAGGCTTAACTTTGTCCCAGTCACCTTCAACAAACTTGATGCATGGAATTGAAGTGTAATCTGCTTTAGCCATAGCTGGAACAGCAGAGCAGGATGATACAGCAAAGATTAATGCAAGTACAAGTTTTTTCATTTTATTTTCCTCAAATAGAGCCACATGCCTTATGCGCATACAAAATTGCTAGCGCGAACCAGACGAAAATCACCTGCTGCGTAGATACCCATCGTTACATGGTCGCTAGTATCTAAGTAAGGGGGTACAATAACTTTAACCAATCCACCGTTGTCTAGAATTTCACGAATTACACCATCACAACGTAAATTTGCGTCTTCAGCCTTGCGAACTATAGAACCAACTTTAAACGGTGTTGTCAGGATATTTGCTTTGTGAGTGCGAGCGGTTTCATCGATAAGTTTTTCAATTGTCCAGATTGCCATGATGTTTTCCTCTTGTTTGGTATGAGGTAATAGTAACACACTTCCATGTGCGTGTAAACGGTTAGAATTTGAGGTCTTCAGCCAATGCATCGAGTTTAGCTCTTGCACTAGCGTTTTGTTCAACACGAGTCATTCGGTTACCTTCTGCAACTCGTTGCTGAGCGCCAGAAGTCTCTTTGACCGAAGTTGGTTGTTCACCATGTTCTTGAGCTATTTCTACCCAACGCTGATTGCCTTTACTTACACCAATCAAGAACTTATTGTTGATGTTCTTGTCGCCATAACGAGACTTAATCTGCTTGATGAGCTGTTGACCTTGTTGAGCAAGTTCTTCAGTTTCAATTACCGCTAGCATAAAGTCTGCTGTTGCTGGTAGACCCGCGGATTCTGCAACATCACTCATTGAAACGTCAGAAGCATCCCAACCTGAACGAGTTGTCTGAGCTGCTGTCCACAAAACAGTTTCAGATTCGACAGCCAATGCACGAAGTTCTTCTGCAATAGCTTTAACTAATGTGTAGCTGTTTTCGGTATAAACTTTAATACGGCAAGAAGCACAGATACCCAGATAGTCAATAATGATGACATCAGGAACGAAATTCTTCTTCAGTTTAAGTTCATTCAATAACGCACGGAACGTATTTGCATGAGCTCCACCAGTTGGATATTGCTTGATAATCAAACGACCAAGAGTATTCTTTGAGCGCCATTTTTCCATCTTGCCTTTATATTCAGCATATGAAACGTGACCATCATCAATATCGTCCAGTGATACATCAAGTAAGTTAGCATCAATACGTTTTGCACAAACTTCTTCTGCCATTTCCATTGAGATGTACAGAACGTTCTTACCCATCTGAAGATAGTCAGCAGCAAGGGAACACAGACCTAATGACTTACCGACGTTTACACCTGCGAGTAATACGTTCAGAGTACCAGTCTCTGCACCGCCTTTGGTTATTCGGTTCAGAATATTGAGTTTAAATGCAACCTTACGAGCTTTATTCTGGTATGCTAGCCAACGAGCTTCGTGGTCTTCCATCCAATCATGGCCAATGTAACTATCAAATGAAATTGACAGAGCAGCTCGCATGATGTCTGGAATTGCACCTACATCAGGAAGTTTTTTGTTTCGTTTTTCTGGTGGAAGTTGGGCGTTAGTCTGAATTTCAATAATCTTTGAAGTAGCATTGTACATTGCAGATTCTTGAACGAAACGTTCAGTTTCAGCTACGAGCCAGTTTAAATCTTCTGGAGTATCTTGAAGCTTATTAATTAACTCACTTGCGCCCTGTACTTCAGTTTCAACTAACTGACTATTATCCAAAGCTACCGCTAATGCAGTTTTACTTGGAACAGCTTGATATTTAAGAACGTGCTGATGAATCAGTTTGAAAACATTTTTGGCTGGGCCATGTTCAAAATACTCATCTCCCATATAAGGCCAAACCTTCGCGAAGAAGGCCTGATTATACAGCAAATGAGATAAGATTGTTTCTACCACGATAACCTCATTAAAATAGTTTGAAACGTTTTTTCTTTCTCATAATTTCGGCGTGAGCCTGTTGAATTTGTATTTTAATACATTTTTCAACATGTGGTGCAAGGTCGGCTTTTCGTGATTCGTCCAACGTAGAGAACTCTAGTGACACCTGGCCGCTTTCGTCCAAGTGTAATGAGGTAACATATACGATATGTTCCTCGCCATCCTCTAGGGTTATCAGGATTTCCTGAACGACATTCTCCATAGCCTTTTGGACTATTTCTAGACTCTTTTTAAACATCCGCTCAGTTCTTTCAAATTCCCCCTCCTGAGAGGGGGTTTCATCCTGAACTTCAACTTCAGTCAAATCGAGGTCTAAGTCCTCGAAATTATTCTTCATCGTAATTTTCCAGTTCATCTTCAATTGAAGCCGGAGTTGCTCTTACTTCGCCTTCCGGAGCGTGGAACACTTCGGTCTTCGAATTAATCAGAGCATCAACTTCTTCATCTACAACTGCGTTGGTTTCAATAGCACCCAACTGATAGCGGTTCTTAATAGCATCACGGAACGGTTGATGTTTAAACAGAGGACCCCAGAATGCGGTGCTTGAAGTATCTTTTGCACGCCATGATTTCTCTTCGCGAACCATTTCACCGGTGTCTACGTCCAGATATTCACGAGCATACCAACCATTTTTAGGTTTAACTACAAAACCAAGTTCCAGCGCCATATCTAACAAGCCAGAGTAAGGGTCAATACCGCCATCGAATTTAACATCGATGAAGAACTTACTCTTCTCTTTGACAGTACGAGATTTCTCAGCGTTCAGAACAAACTGATAACCTTGAAGGTCTGTGCCATCTTTAATTTGACGTTTACCGATGATGAACACGGTATCTGCTGAGTACATTGGACCAGTACCACCAGTCATTACAGTCTTACTGAACATCTCAATTGTTTCAATTGTATGGTTAACAGCAACGCATGGAATGTTTTTGATAGAGAAGTAAGGCGTAACAATACGGAACAGAGACTTCAGTGATTTCGCACGAGTCATATCCGCAACTGATTTTTCGTTCAGAGCATCTTCTGTTTCTTTCTTAGAAGCCAGGTTACCAATGGAGTCGATGAATACGATAACTTTCTCACCGCGTTCAATTTCTTCCAGCTGATTAACCATGTCAATCTTAAGCTGTTCAACAGATTGTACTGGAGTGTGTACTACACGGTCAGGGTCAACACCCATTGCACGAAGATATGCTGGAGTGATACCGAATTCTGAGTCGTAGAACAAACAAATAGCATCCGGATATTTCGTCATATAAGCGGAAACCATAGTCAGACTCATATTTGACTTGAAGTGCTTTGACGGACCAGCAAAGATTGTTAAACCTGATTGCATGCCACCATCTAATGCACCTGAAATCGCGATATTGAGCATCGGAATCTTAGTACGAACTACATCTTTTTCATTAAAGAATTTGGATTTATCCAGAGATGCGGTCATTTTAGAAGTGGATGCTTTAATCAGACGAGATTTTAAATCAGACATTAATTATTTTCCATAAGTCTCCATAATATTTTTCTCACAGGTTTAAGATAGAGTAATTATATCAACTACGGTTTAAAGCGGATTGCAATGCGGTGAATCATTTTGACAAGGTGTGTAACAACAAGCATTACAATGACCACCGACTTTGTCGGTGGTGTATTCTTTAGATTTCAATTGCTTTCTTGAATTCAGCTTGCCAAATTGGTTTTTCATCAAGATATTTTTGAAGAATTTTGTGCTGATATTCGAGAGTTTCAATTCTGAAGTCCTCATCGCTTTTGATTTTATTAATTTTATCAACAAGCTCTTGGCGATTGCTCACATAAAAGAACTCATTACCTTCCATGATATTCATGTCAGGGTCAAATGTGATATCGAAGAATGCTACCGCGGTAGATGCCAGAGCTTCCCATACGCGAGGAGTGATTTGGTTATTATCGTAAGTCTTATCACCGAGTACAATAGTAGCATACGCGGTTGAGTTACGTTGAACCATTTCACGAGAATCTACCTTACCAGGAAATACTGGTGGAGTAGTCCAAGGGAATTCCGGATTCTTGAATTGGTCTGCCTTTACTGAACCAAAGAATTCAACGTCCAGCCCAGTGTCAAACAGATATTCAACCATCTTTTGTTCGCGATTACCGGAACGGAAAGTTCCACCATAAATCAGGTCGCGCATTTTGATGCCGTCAGCAGCAATCTTAAAGACACTGTGATACATCTTATGACGGTCCAATGCAAAGTGGACAAATTCCATTCGGTCCTTAGAAATACCAACCAAACGGTCAGAGTGAATTCGTTTAGCTTGTTCCAGATCACGGCCTTGAGAAATTACACGAATCGGAGAGCGAACAATGAACTGCTCTTCTGTGTATTTGCTGGACCATTTTTTCTTCGACATTCGGCGCCACGCTTGTTCCCACGGAAGACGAATATCAGTGAACAGATAATAAATCTTTGACTTATATTTGTTCAAGAACATATAAGCCGCTTTATTCATCTTGTTCTCTTCACCGCCGTAGAAGTTCAGAGAAGCATTCACTACCAGAACTCGGTCATATACATTCGGGTCTGGGACATCATCAAATGCGATGCCATAAATTGTCTGTTTCATTGAAATGAGGTCAACATCAAGCCCCATATCTTTTAAGCATTCGGACAGATAAATTGTCTCAGAAGCAGGGGTTGTTTTAAACCCCTGGATGTTGTTACCTAAGTTCAGGATAGCAATTTTCATAAAGTAGGCTCAATCTCACTGAATTTTTTGAAAGCATCTGACTTTTGTTTCTTGGCTACGCACATACGAAGTACTTTCAGAGGCTCGTCAGTGCCAAACATAGTTTTGGTTGGGTCACCTTCTGATTTCCAACGAGCTTGAGTTGGGAAGTCAGCATGAATTTTTTCTAATGCGCGATTTTGTTTAGCCGCATTACGCATAGATGATACACCGCCAGGAGCTTGTCCTTTGCCAGATTTGACGAGATATTTGAAAATCGCCAGATGAGGATAACCCATATTAATGAGTTTAAGGAACGCGTATGTATCTTCGGACAGGTCTACTATACCATATCCAATGTCATCGGCAGAAAGTTTGCTTAAATCATAGAAAGTGTTAGTGAATCCATAAGAGTTCTCACGGAAATGACCCCACTTAGAATCAATCTTGAAAATAGGCAAACGAGCATGGCCGTGATAGAATCCACAGTCCATAGCTGCTTCAACATACTGTGTGAGTTTATTGAATTCGTCCCATGTCATTCCAACATCATGAAGAATACGACGGTCGTCTTTAGCACGAATCTCAGTAGTATGAATTGTAGTGTCGTCGTCCAGCATCCAAATTCGTTGGCCTTGATACATTTCAGTAATCAAACGACGAGTACCAGCAATGCCATTTATATCATCTGGAATAGGAATAATTTGTGCTTTATCACCATAGTAGGCGATATAATCATCTTTCTGAGACTCACGAACTACTAAATGAGGTACATAACCAGTAGGGAACATATCCAGGGCAGTAACTGCCCCGACACGATTGTAACTCGGAATTACAAATTGAATCATTTCCATTTGCCTTTGTAGTCAGATTTCTTAACATCAATCCGGCCGGTTTGACGATAATGGTCAACCAGATAGAAATGACGCTCATACACGTGCAGAGACCCAGCGTTCCAAATAATATCGCCTGGAACATATTTTTCGCCAGAACCTGCATTGACAGTTTCTACTAATGATTCTAACACATATTTCTGCCAAGCATAATCATTGCGGAAACCAAATACAACGTCATTGCTTCGCATATTAACGATAGCATGCACACGGCCATCACGAATAAGATACTGAACGTTGTTGGTGCACATAAAATCACTCATACCATCACGTTCAAAATCAACTTGCATGCTTGGACGAGTGTAAATCATAATTGCACGACGAGAATCTGGTTTTTCAATCAGTTCAGTTGCGCAGAATGAGAATTGATTATAGTTTTCAGCAGACCAAATAGCCCAGCCATAGTTTGAGTTAATTTCACCCTTTGAAGATGAAACTTGTTCCCAAATTGCTGGAGTACCACCTGGAATATCTTTTACGAACAGAGACTTGGATTTGTACCACGCAAGTTCACGTTCAACATATTCCTGGTTGACTGTTCCGAAAATTGAATCTTCGGTTACTACAAAAGATGGACCAATTAACTCAATGGTCTTTGCGCCAGTTTTGTCAATTACAAACATCTCATTGAACAGAGCATGGCACAGTTCATCACGAATGTCTTCGTTAGTCAGTGGAGTTACAATCATTTTGCCTCTTCGTAGTTTTTCTTCATACAACGCTTAAACGCTTCATATTGGCCAGAAGCCCTGAAGTTTTCAAATGCGTTGATATTTTTGCTGGTAGGATTATTATACATCGTTTGATATAAGCCTGCACCATGGAACTCAACAATAGCTTGACACTTACGAGCAGTCACTTGCTTTTCGTAGGTTGCATCAAATTCGCGTTGGTTCTTCATGACGCGTGCTTGGTCACGAGCGATAGGGTCATTAGCCTGCTGCCGAGCAAGATACTCTTCACCTGCACGAACAGAAGACTGATTGATTTGCGGGGTTGAACGAGCATACACCAGACCAGTGCCGCCCACATACTTAACTTGCCCTACGGTACTAGCATGAACGGTGTCTCCTTGATAAGCACAACCTGCTAGTAGCATAGCAGCAGCTACTGCTAAAAATTTCATTTCAATATCCTCATTTGTGTATAGGAAAATTATACCACATCCTTGTGGCAATGTACAACGCTTTAGAAATCAAACATATTGTCTAAAGATGCTTTCTCTTCGTAATCAAGTCCCGAAGCTTCTGACATACCAGCAAGTGGTTTAACGAAAGACTTCTGGAACAGAGTCGTGTAGTCCAGCCAAGCCAGAACATCTTGACGAATTTCCTGCGGAAGTTCAGTACCAGATGGCCATGAGATACACTTGTCACCGAATGGGTTACCCTGACGAAGTGGAAGAACCATCACCTTGTTACCCTCGAGAATCGGAGTGACAGAGAATCCGGCTGTTGCACGATTATAAGTCAGTGCACCACGAACGTGATACGGACATTTCAGACCAGGGAAACCGTTGTCGTCATATTTGCCAATGTCATTACAAGTTTTAACTTCTGCAATAACTTTGTAGTCCAACTGACGATATTCTTTTTCGAACTGCTTGTAGTATTCTTGTAGTGATTCTTCACCTTCTTGAACCATACGACGAATACTTTCTTCCAGCGCTTTCTGAACCGCTTTTGGAGTACTCGATTGTTGAGTCTCCATACCCATGATTTTCAAGTGTGGTTCAGCATAACGCTTATCTTCCATGTCATAAACGTTCAGTGCATAACGTTTTTTAGCTTTCCAGAATCCACCACAACCTTTTGAACCAAGCGGAGGACAAGAAATAGCTTCTCGGTCCATGTGCATAAGATGTTCACGGTTATTGAAGTATTCGCACAGTTCACGATAAGCAGTATCAATCATCGGTTCCATTTTCTTCTTACCGAATTGGTTCATAAATTCAACCACTTCGTCAGTCGTTTTGAAACGTTCCAGACCTACTTTTTCAATAACCTTGTCAACAGAAACGTAGATTGAGTCGGTATCACCTGCCGCGATGAAATCAAACCCTTCGGTTCCACATACTTTATTCAGATACTCGTTAACTTTACGAGCAATCCAACGAATACCTACTTGACCGAACAGTGTAATTGCAGATGCGTTACGAAGGTCATAATAACGGAAGTAAATGTTACCCAAAGCACCATAAAGACTGTTGATAAGAATCTTACGGTTCAGCTGGTTAGTGTTTGCCAGAATAGCAGCAGCTTCACAACGAGCCAACATAGTTTCTAACACCAACTTCGTGTACTTATTCAGTGATGCTTTCTGTTCGTCAGTGTACTGAGTGTAACGAGTTTCATCTGGAGTATCAATATCACCAAATACACCTGCTGCCAGAACTTTCTTAATTTCTTCTGCGTTACGTTCTTCTGCGAACATCTTTTTCTTCCAATCTTTACGCTGGAAGAACACCTTAGCAATTTCTACTGGAATGACACCTTCGATATCTTTACGATACATCCAACCATTCGGCGAGCAAGAATACTCGTCACTTGGACGCGGTGCAGTCTTATTGATATAAGCTTCAATATCATAAAGTTTGAATTGACCGACAATCGTTTCTGGAGAAATATTCACCTGACGAATGATACTCGGATACAGAGACGTCAAGTCGAAACTCATGATGTACTTACGAGCACATGCTAATGGTTCGAATACGTATGCACCTGGATAACTTTGCTTGATGTGACGCTTGCCCTGAGGAACAACTTTGTTCTGTTCTTTCAGGGAGTTAAAGATAATTGCGTCCCAAGTTTTAATTGGAGACATTACACCACCAAACGGCATCTTAGCATAATAAGACATACTCAGTGCCAGGTCAATGAATCCACGAACTCGGTCGATACCACCTACAGACTCAACGTCCATAATGTTATAGCTGATATATCGTTGGTGATTTGTTTCACGAAGTTTGTTAATTGGACCATCATATGGTAACTTACCACGTTTCGTCTCGTATTGAGCGATATAATCCAATTGATAAGTTGGTTGGTTCGTGAATGAATACTTCTTGTACAAATCCATGTAATCCAGAATTGTTACACCATCAATACTAAATACTTCTTTTTCACCATACATGTTCTGAATGAGTTTTGAATTCACTCGGTTGATTGGAGAGAATCGTTTCATTGAACGTTCACCCAACACATGCTTAACACGGTTCATGATGTATGGAATATCGAAGCCTTCAATGTTCCAACCTGTGAAAATTGCTGGACGCTTTTGTTCCCAGAGATTGATGTATTCCAGAAGAAGCTCTTTCTCTGAATAGAACGGCATGTACACTACACGGTCAAGAATATGCTGTGGAACTTCATCACCGCCTTCTTTATCACTTCGTGCTGCAAGCTTCACGTCCCATTCTGAAACTGAACCATAAAGAGAATCCAGTAAGTCGAAAACATAGAACTTATCATCGATTGAATCATAATGAGTGATTGCATCGATTTCATACATCGCTTTCATTGGGTCTGGGAATTTATCACCTGTAACTTCGATGTCGCAGTTCGCTACCCGGATAAATTTCTTGTCATAGACAATTTCAGAACCGTAAGTGTCAGAGATATAAGCGAGTTTGAAGTCATCCATACCCATGGCTTCAAGACCGATATCTTCCATACGACGAATCCAATCACGAGCATCTTTCATGGTTGGGAATGTATTCTTGATACACGGTTTTCCATAGATATCAAAGAACTTTGTCTTCACACCCTGTTGAGCATGAGAAAACATCGTTGGAGAATATTCAACTCGTCGTTGACGTTCTACACCATTGGAGTCAATATAACGTTCAATGATGTCATTACCTGCGGTTTCAATAGAGATATAAAATTCTTGTGCCATGAGTTTCCTTAGTTTTTCCTATAGACCGAGTGATTGGTCTTTGGTGTGTCTATTATACTCCGCTCTACCGATAGCAGAAAGGGCCCGAAGGCCCTTAATTAAAGTGTAATTTCTTCATACTGAATTACATCATTTTCGTCTTTGTATGGCAGAGTAATCACTGTTCCTTCTGGATAAAGAGGAGTGCCATCTGATGAGAACTGACTTTTCAGAGAAGCAATTTGACGAGCTAATTGTTCTTGTGGAGTACCTTCAAACATTATGCACCTATCGTGTATTTTGATTTGAGAGTCCATTCAGATTTCTGCTGAAATGTAATAACACGGAAGTTATTCTGCATTTCAGCAAGATGAACATCCGGAGTCACGATATCAAGTAAACCCCATCCTTGTAACAGTTGGGCAATTGAATCTCGACGGATGTAGTCTTCAGAATCGATAGTAACAGGACGACCATCAAGCTTCAACATCTCTTTGAAGTGAACGATGTAGTACTTGCCCTGTTTCTGAAGAATGTGGCAACTTTGATATAGTACCTTATCTTTGTTATTAGCAATACCCATACGAGTCAGGGTTTCTTTCACTTTCAGAAAATCTTCAGGTTGTTTCAGAGTAATTTCAATCATTTTACCATTCCAATGCTAATTTTTTAAGTTGCTTTTGTTCTTTCACGTTTTTGGTAATGCTTTTGACCAGCTCATCAGTCACTGTACCTTTAAGACGTTTTAATGTCTCGGACAGTTTATTTTTGTTGGCTAGAGTCACTCTATAACGCTCAGCGTCATTGATATTGATTGTATAATGATTCATCAATACCTTCAGAATAAGTGTCTCCTGGGCGCTCTCGTTTAACTTAGCCCACTTACCAAAACGGCGTCCCCGAGGAACAGCCGCTTTCAGATAATTAAAGTGAGCTTCATCTGACAACCCAGAACCAACTAAATTCATCACATAAACTGATGGCATACATTCTGGAAATTGAGACAGAGCATTTTCTACCATGAACTTCGAATAATCACGAGTTCCAATTGAGATATCTTTCTTCTCGTTAATTGCACCGATTATTGCGAAGAATTCATTTTCTGTTGTTTCTTTGAAAGTATCAGAGAGACGTTTAATCTCCGCCTCATCTTTACTATACCAAGCAATCTGGTGTTCGTTCAGCTGAACGTCATCTTCGAATAAACTCATTTGAATTGCATCTCTACAACAAGTTGCATGAACATATAAGTTATGTGCAGTTCAGTTGAAGCTGCTACACCATGATATTGATTGTTCTCACCGACAATCTCATACATCCTGATGATACTTGCTTTATCAACTTTCGTGTAAAGCTCATTAGCGAGTTTTTCAATGAACCAAGAATAATTGACCGCATACTTAGGAGCTAGTGCACGAAGTTGTTTAACATCTTTTGATTTCAGTGCATCAATAACATCACTGATATCTCCAGAAGTTTTCGTCACCAAATCCAAAATTCCCGAGTCAATAACACCCTTGGAAGAATAATGGTCCAAATCACCAATCGTCTTACGAAAATCTGGGAAGTTCTTGTTGACCAGAGCCGCAATGACTTTAAGGTCTTCAACTTTGATATTTTCATTTTTGCAGATTTCTACACAACGGCGAATCATCTCTTTCATCATGTTACGTTTATCATCATCAGTCGCTTGACCAAATTTGATAACGCGGCAACGGGATTGAAGTGGTTCAATGATACCATCAATGTTGTTAGCTGTAATGATGATTGTACAGTTGCTCGAGTAAGCTTCCATGAAAGAACGTAAGTGACGTTGAGATTCAGCAAGACCTGAACGGTCAAATTCGTCAATCACAATAACTTTCTGCTTACCGGATAATGAAGCAGCTGTTGCAAAGTTTGTCAGCGGTCCACGTACGAAATCAATCTTACAATCGGAACCATTAACGAACATCATTTCAACGCCGACGTCGTTACAAAGTGCTTTTGCTAAAGTAGTTTTGCCTGTACCTGGAGATGCAGATACTAGAATCATATGAGGGATGGTGCCTTTCTTGATGATAGCATCAAATACTTGGCGGTCAAATTCCGGAAGAATACATTCCGAAATTGATTGTGGGCGATATTTTTGTTCGAAGATGTGTTCTTTTTCGTTAATGCTTAACATAATTTCCTCATATTGAATTAATCAAATCAGTGGATGGTCCGAAGACCATCCTATCACAATTAGAAATCGTGAGTACTATCTGCTTCCATTGCTACTACATAACTTGCATGTTCACCTTCGAACTTAGCAGCAGTTTTCTTACCCTGTGCCCAGAGCAGCAGTTTATAATCGGCAGGCTGCATCTTCATGTTACCCATGTTGATAACGAAGTTGAAGTTATTCGTGCCATCATAATCACCAAGAGTCAGAGAATATTTGGTACGAACCAGAGCAGAATCTTCTACCTTATTGAAACCGTTCAGAACAATCTTACCATCTTTATTAGTGATAGTGATTGTGTCAATCTGCAGACCACGAGATACTCGCATCAGTTGTTGCAGGTCTTCTGATTTGAAATCAACGATAACAGAAGCAACCGGGAATGGAATTGGTTTACTTGGGAATACGATAGTGCTTGGGTCAGCTGCTGGCCAGAAAATGGTTGAACGAGCATCGGCAATTTTGATGTTGCCGTCATCAGCCAGAGAAATTTCTGCATCTTCATTAACCAGAGACAGAATACCAAGGAAACCGTTCAGTTCATAAATCGCAACTTCAAAATCAATTTCATCTGCAATTTTAGCTTCAGCATAAGTTGTGCCATTAACTGCTCGAGTCATGATGAACTTACCAGGTTTCAGCATAATACCAGAGTTGATGGTAGAGAAGTTTTTCAGAATATTCAGAGTTTCTTTAGACAGTTTCATATTTTTCCTTAGTTCAATTCAATTTCAGTTTCAGATGATTCAGATTTTACAACAAATGGAGCGAAGCTATCATAAACTTCTTGAGCAACGATTTCAGCAGCTACCAACAGCTGTTCATCAGCACTGGTGCAGAAATCATCTTCCAGGCGTTCACCACCGACTTTATCAAGAATGACCTTAGCGCCAGCTTTAATTGAACGGTCATAGTGCTTACGCATAATTTCAATCCACTTTTCAGAGACTGAATTATCAACAGAAGAGTAATAAGCGAAACGAACTTCTGCATCAGGCAGTTTACGTTTGATAGCTTCTTTAATTTCTTCAGGCAGCATCAGAACCCATGCTCGACGGATTTTATTCTGATTGTTCGGGTTGGAGTCAGTACGTACGTTTTTAGGTTGGATTTCTTTAACATCAGTAACGATATTCAGCATATTATTTTCTCATTCAAAAAATTCAGAAACTGTCCAAGCAGGATGCCTGTTGGAAGATATTTTATCATAGTCTTTACCGAAAGCATCTTTTAAATGCTGTTCAGTAACGATATGTTCTTCACCAGAAAAATTATTGATGAGAACATATCTTTTAAGTTCAGGGAACGTTAGTAACTCGTTCCCGGTTGCGTATTGTTTCATTCCAGTACCGTAAAGCGACCAACTTTCTTCATTTGAAGATGTTGACCGTATGCTTGAGGGTCATGGTCACGATGGCTGATGATGAAGATATTTGAATCTTGCATCTTGTTGAGTATTTGTGTGATAGATTTTACACCGTCAACGTCCGTAGCAGAATCGAATACTTCATCTAAGAACAAACAGTTAATCTTAACACCAGATACTAATTCAGCTATATCACGCCAAGTGAATAACAGCGCAATATCAATACGTGCCTTTTCACCCTGACTAAAAGAGTTGTAACTAAATTCTTCGCGTCCGCGAGATTTGATAGTTTCATTGAACTCTTCATTCAAAGTAAAGACATAATCAGCATCCATTACTTTCAAATAAGAATTAATTTGCTTATTGAACAACGGAATGTACTTCTTAATTATTAAGCCTTTAATACCAGAATCCTTGAACATCTCAGTAAGAATACCACGAAGATATTTTTCCATGACTGAATTGGATTTGGTATCAACTATTTTATTCAATTCTTCATTAAGCGTTTTGATTTCATCTGAATAATCGATGAACTCTTCAGCTGCTTTATCAATAGCTGCTTTAATCTTGCGAATACGCTCAACAGCTGCTTTCAACTCTTCAGTTTTGGCTGCTACCTGGCCTCGGATGTCTCTGGCTCGGCGTTTAACTGCTTCATATTCCATTTGGGAAGCCTGAAGATTCTCTAGATGCGTTTTTAACTCAGCATGTTTGATATTACATTCATCAACTTTCGAGTTAATCTGGCCGATTAGAGCATCACTAGAGTGCAAATCTTGCAAACATGTTGGACAGTGGCCACCTTTATCATACAACGACAGAACTTTTGTGTATGACTCGATGCGGTTCAGGATAGTCATCCCAGCCATTTGAGTCTTCTGAATTCCTTCAGACACATCGTCTTCTTCACCGATTACGATATTGGCTAGGTTCTTGTTCAACTCGTCAATAGCAGAACGAATATTACGAGCATCAGCCATAGACTCTTCGTACATATTCTGCCAACGAGCAACGTTTTCACCAGAAAGTTTCTTTTGCTTCTCTATGTTTTCTTCATAGATTTTGATTTGTTGTTGAATTCCATCTTTCTTGGCATCAAGAACTTGAACTTGAGAATTCAATTCTCGAACCAAAGACTTATTAAGCTTATCCATTTCAGCAATAATTGAAACTTCAAGCAAGTCTTCTACTAACTTTCTCCGAGCGGGTGTACTAAGACCCATAAACGGAGTGTAGCCTGCTGTTCCGAGTACCACGACCTGCTTGAAACTCGTGTATGACATTCCAATGAGTTCTTCGAAATAACTTTGGAAGTCTTTAACTGAAGCTGCTTCATCAAGCTTAGCACCATCGCGTTCAATTTCAAAGACATTTGGTTTCTGCCCACGTTTGATGTAATACGAATGACCGTCATATTCCATCCACAATTCGCAGAGCAATCCTTTCTTATTTGTGGAATTAATTAATTGGCCTTTCTTGAAATCACGGAATGGCTTACCAAACAATGCGAACGTAATCGCTTCAAGCATTGTACTTTTACCGGCACCATTCTTACCAGTGATTAGTGTCTTGTGAACTTTGTCAAGTTGAATATCAATGGGCTGACCGCCCACTGACATAATGTTCTGATACTTGACTCGGTTCAATTTGAAAATCTTCATTGATTCTGAGCCTCAACATAAAGAGCTTGTGCAAATTTTTTCAATGCAGCATTATCAGTTGGAGATAAGTCTTCCAATGCATCAATATATTCTGACATCAAATCTAATAAGCTTTTAACTTCGATATCTTCTTCGTCATCAGATTCAACTGAATTGTCAATCTTAGAAACCATACGAAGCTCATGAACTACTTTTTCTAGTTCAGTTTCAAACTTCGTGATGTCTTTATCAACATCAGTGACAATTACTCGGACTGAAAGATTTTTGTAGTCGTTGTAATCAATCTTACCTGTGAATGGATATTGAAGTCTTACATGCCAAGTGGTTTCGTTTGGCACAAAATCCATACTTTCCGTTGCGGTATCGAAAATCCAGAATCCGCGAGGGTCGTTCTCGTCACCTGCTGTAAGGGTCCAGGGAGTGCCGATATACTTAACATTGGCAGCAGAGGATATAGTATGGAAATGCCCTGACCACACTTGCTTATATGACTTAAGGAAATCTGGCTCGAGACCATGAGATTTTAAACCTTTGTAGTAATAGAAGCCATTAAGCTCCCAGTGTCCAATACAATACTCTGCAGATGATTCTTTAACATGCTTCATAATAGAAGCTACATTTTCATCACATAACCATGGGATAAGGTCAATTAAACATCCATCAAAATCAACAGTAGTAGGCACATCATAAATTTTGATGTGGTCATGTTTGCCTAATACTTCTGTGATAGCGTTAGGATGAATTTTATTCTTATAATGCATGTCGTGGTTTCCGATGATTGTATGCATCGTAATCCCAGCTTCTGCTAGCATATCAGCGATTTCACGAGCGAATTCCATCGTCTTGTGAGTGATAGCTTTACGCACGTCAAAAATATCTCCGTACTGAATCCACACAGTAATTCCATGCTTCTTCGAGTACTCAATTTTTTGACGAATACCATCACGTTGAATTTCTTGAAGCCAAGGGTCATCACCCTTTACGCCCAGATGCCAGTCACCTGTGTGTAATATTTTCATGTTTTCACCTCAAAGAGATTATACT